GTGCGAGTGCTTCGAAAAGGACCGGGCGAACCTTTCCATATCGGAAAGCAACAAAATCAAGTCGATTCTTGTAAAGCTCGGCTGGATTCGCCAGGACAAGAAACTACGCATTCCTCTCTACGGTCCGCAGTGGGTTTATGTTCCGGGAGACCGTTCCAGTTGAATGTTCCCGAAAATCGGAACGTTCCGATCGCTTTTCTGTTCCACGGATTTCCGCCTCGGAACAGGAAAACCGAAACAGCCCATAAACCCAATAAATACAGTATAAAACGGCTACACTGTTCCATTGTTCCAATCATTATTTATAAAAGGGAAGAAGATAAAGAAATAGCCATATATGCCCTATATACAGCCATTTATAAATATATAGCGAATTTTCGGGACAATGGAACAGCCCGCCGTACAAGGAGAAATACATGGATGAGAAGTTAATTGAGCGAAAGCTCAGAGATATGGCAAGACAGCGCGGCGGTCTTGCCCTGAAATTTACAAGTCCCGGATTTGATGGCGTGCCTGACAGACTTCTGCTCTTTCCGGGCGGCAGAGCCGCATTTGCGGAGATAAAAACCACCGGGCAAAAACCGAGACCGTTGCAGATGAGCCGTAAGCGGCAGCTTGAAAGTTTCGGATTCAAGGTCTTTGTTATCGACCACCCGGAGCAGATCGGAGGTGTGATTGATGAAATACTCACCACATGAATATCAAACGTTTGCCACGAACTTCATACTGGAGCACCCCATCGCAGCGGTGCTGCTTGACATGGGACTTGGCAAAAGTGTCATAACGCTGACCGCCATAGAGGAACTGATGCATGACCGTTTTGAGGTCACCAAGGTGCTGGTCATCGCTCCACTCCGAGTAGCGACAAATACATGGCCTACAGAAATCAGAAAATGGGATCACCTAAAAGGCATTACCTACTCCGTGGCTGTCGGCACGGAGGCAGAACGCAAAGCGGCACTTACGGCAAAAGCTGACCTTTACATCATAAACCGTGAAAATGTGCAGTGGCTTATCGAGAAGTCCGGCATCCCATTTGACTTCGACATGATCGTCATCGATGAGCTGTCATCGTTCAAGTCCAATCAGGCAAAACGGTTCAAGAGCCTCGTAAAAATGCGTCCGCGCGTGAAACGGATCGTAGGTCTGACCGGCACTCCATCTTCCAACGGTTTGATGGACTTATGGGCAGAGTTCCGCCTGCTGGACATGGGCGAACGCCTCGGAAGATACATCGGTCAGTACCGAAGGGCGTTTTTCATTCCGGACAAGCGGAATGGTGACATCATCTACTCCTACAAGCCTCTGCCGGGAGCCGAAGAAGCGATATACAAGCGTATCGGGGATATCACGATTTCCATGCGGTCAAAGGATTATCTGAAAATGCCGGAGTGTGTGATAAACGAAGTCCCCGTGTGGATGGAGCCGCACCAGAAGGACTTGTATGAGCAGCTGAAGCAGGAAATGGTTATCAGTCTGAAAGGTTCAGAAATAAACGCTGCCAATGCCGCCGCGCTCTCCGGAAAGCTCCTGCAGATGGCAAACGGAGCGGTATATGACGGCATGGGAGAACCGTTCTTTATCCACGACGAGAAACTGAATGCGCTTGAAGACCTTATCGAGGGTGCGAACGGCAAGCCGGTTCTGATCGCCTACTGGTATAAGCACGACCTTGACCGCATCAAGGCGAGGTTTGACATCCGTGAGATAAAGACCGGCAGGGACATAACGGACTGGAATGCCGGGAGCATACCCGTCGCCGTTATCCATCCTGCCTCCGCCGGACACGGGCTGAACCTGCAGGCAGGAGGTTCTACCCTCATCTGGTTCTCGCTTACCTGGTCTCTTGAACTGTATCAGCAGACAAACGCAAGACTATGGAGACAAGGACAGACCAATATGGTCGTGATCCACCACATTATCACCAGAGACACTATCGATGAGGACGTGATGGCGGCTCTTCGCAAAAAGGAACAAACGCAGTCCTCTCTTATCAATGCGGTCAAAGCACATCTTGAGGTGAAACAATGACAGGTTATGAGCAGTTTGCCAGCGCCATCATTCTGCAGGCTGTGAAGGATTACCGTTCCGCTTTGAGGCGGATAAAAATGAATCCTGCTAATAAAGCTGCGATGTCTGACGCAATAGAATGTGAGCGGTTCTTCCGTTCCGGCTGGTACTCTGCTCTCACGAGTGTGGATGGCGAGTATCTGATAAACAAGCTGTGCGAGGAGGTGAAGTCAAAATGACAGCAAAGGAATATTTAAAACAGGCACACCATCTCGATGCGATGATACACTGCCGCCTGCGTGAGATCGATTATTGGAAAGACCTGTCAAGCAGCGTCTCCGGCGTCAATTATGACGGTATGCCGCATAATCCGAACAGACCGACCGAGGCGTCATTCGTTAGATGCATTGAAAAGATAGACGAAATACAGTGCGATGTTGAGGAGAAGGTTGCCATACTGATAAACCTTCGTGACGAGATTAATGCACGGATCAACCTTCTTGCCGACCACGATGAGCAGCTTGTCCTTCGCTACAGGTACATCGACAACTGCACTTGGGAAGAGATATCCGGTTTCATAAACGTCTCGCTCCGTACCGTCCATCGCATACACGGTTCCGCCCTCCAGCATTTTTCTGTCCCAAATTAAAAGTTGGCACGGTTTGGCACAGTTTGGCATACCCCTACTGTGATATGATTACAATAGCGAAGTAGAATAAGACGAGCCTCATGGGACCAATCCCGTGGGGCTTTTCTTATGTGCGGAAAGGAGGCGGCTATGCCAAGAAAACCAAGGAGACCGTGCCGCTATCCCGGCTGTCCGAACCTTACAGACGGCGTATATTGTGAGGAACACGCAGGGCTGATGGAACAGCACTATGAGAAGTTTCAGCGTGGGTATTCTCCCGGCAAACGCTACGGCAGAGCCTGGGTGCGAATCCGTCATCGGTACGCAACTAAGCATCCGCTTTGCGAGATGTGTCTGAAGAACGGTCGGTACGTTGCGGTTGAGGAAGTCCACCACATCGTTCCTCTCTCCGTGGGCGGAACGCATGACGAGTCAAACCTCATGTCACTGTGCCGTTCCTGTCATGAAAAGATACACAAAGAGCGCGGTGACCGCTGAACCCCAGGGGCGGTCAAAATCTCTACAAGGAGCCTCAGCGGAAAACGGCGCGGGGCTTCGTGTGCGAAAAAAGCAAAATCAAAAGGGTAATAAGGAAGGCGGTGAGGGCCATGCCGACAAAATCAAATAATACGGGCGGCAGAGGCGGCAAGCGTCCGGGCGCAGGTCGTAAGAAAACTGCCGTCCGTGAGAAATATGAAAGTGGAAATCCCGGCGGTCGCAAGCTGGAGGTCTTGAATATCCCCGACACACATGGCGAGGATATGCCGGAGCCGCATGAGTTCCTGTCGGCAAGGCAGCATGACGGTTCCACGCTCTCCGCTGCGGATATTTACAGAGAAACATGGGAGTGGCTTGACGGCCTCGGTGTGGCAAAAGCCGTATCGCCGCAGTTGCTTGAACGCTATGCCATGTGTTCTGCCCGATGGATTCAGTGCGAGGAGATGACTACCAAACTCGGATACCTTTCCAAGCATCCGACCACTGGCAAGCCCATCACATCCCCGTTTATCAATATTGGAATCAACTACATGAACCAAGCGAACCGTCTGTGGAACGAGATATTCCAGATTGTCAAAGAAAACTGCTCCACCGAGTTCGGCGGCTCAAATCCGCAGGACGATGTGATGGAACGGCTCCTCAGAGCCAGAAAGGGAATGAACGATGTTTGAAAAAGTAAATCCTGCGCATCCCGATAAACTTGCCGACCGCATTGCCGGGGCAATTGTGGATGCCGCATACAGAAAAGAAAACGATCCGAAGATAGCTGTGGAAGTCCTGCTCGGTCACGGAATGTGTCACATTATCGCAGAGACTTCTGTACATATTCCAAAGGGCGAGGTCACGGACATTGTCCGCCGTATCGCCGGGAATGTGAAAATCAGCATTCAGGAAGTGCCGCAAGACGGACACCTCTCCAATAACCAGTCCGATGGATTCCGCTGCGGAGATAACGGTATCTTCAAAGGCGTGCCTGTGACGGATGAGCAGAAAAAGCTGACAAGGATCACTGCCGATATTTACAGCACATATCACGCTGACGGCAAGTACATCCTTGATGGCGGGGATCTGACTATCTGCCAGAGTAACGCTGATACACAGCAGATGAAGAAAACCTACAAGAAAGCCGTGGTCAATCCTCTCGGCGACTGGACAGGTGGCACGGACGTTGACACGGGTGCAACCAACCGAAAACTCGGCTCCGACATGGGTGATTCCGTCACGGGAGGCGGTTTGCACGGCAAAGATCTCTCCAAAGCGGATGTGTCCGTTAATATCTGGGCATGGCTGAAGGCACAGGAAACGGGTACTGCTGTGGAGCTTTCCTGTTCCATCGGTGACGATGTGATCAGCGGAGTTCCCTATGCAGAGATCGTGGAAACGGCAAGAAAATACATCGAAGGACTTGGCGGCTTTGAGAAATTTGCGGAATGGGGGCTGATAAGATGAATACAACAACAGATATGCAGCTTGTCCCTATCTCCAAGCTGATTCCCTATGTGAATAATGCGAGAACTCACTCGC